CAGGTCGCTGATGCAGGTGAAGGACTTTTGCCCCTGCCGCTCAACCCAGTGCATACGGAATGATGTATACGGCTCATCCTCCAGAAACTTCACGATCTGGGGCTGCTCCTCCACCTTCAGGCGCTGGGCGTAGGGGCTGTCTGCCTGCTTAGTCTGCTCGGCGTTACCCCAGCCTCGCTTGATGACCTTACGGGCTTCCTGCTTGACACCAGGATCTTCCTCTCGGGTGTCCGTGGTGGTCACGTCGTCGTCGTCGTCGTCAAAGTATCCCATGATGCTTTACCTTAATTCTTTGGGTAGTGGTTTTGGATGTGTGTACGGAAGCCATCCCAATCTGGATCGGGGCTGGCTAGGTTGTAGGTTACCGCCGCCTCTACCAAGAACACAACCTGTGCTTCGGAATAAAGGCGACGACCCTTCAGAGGACGCCCTGGTATTTGCTCCTTACGGGGAGCAGGGGTCCTGAAGGACGCTGGTGGGAGCCAACCTTTCTGCTCCCACGATCTAATGGTTACAGGTTTGCGCTCTAACGCAGAAGCTAGAGCGCCTACTGTGTAGAACCTCTTGATTACACCGCCAACGCTGTACTCCGAGAAAGGAAGGTGGTCTAACCAGGAGTTGATGGCTTTTCTAGGACCCCTGTTTTTGGGGGCAGTCTTACCAGGGAAAGCCTTAGGGTCAGGGGCTTGTTGAGCGTCGCGTGCAGAGCTGAGAGAATTGAAGAAATCCAACGGATCAGTACTGTTGTCGCCGGTCGAACTCGTAATATCCATACCCAACAATCCCCATCACTCCTATTAATACCCCTACTGCGAACGCTGCCATGCAAGCGAGAACGTAGCCTACCATTTTGGTCGTTCTCATGCTTCTACGTCTAGATGTGCGTTGGCGGTCATGGTCTTTTCTAGATTACTCATGAACTTCTTCAGCTTCTTTGCTGTCCCACGCTCTGTAAAGGAGTATAAGTAGTAAATGGTAGTACCAGTGTCAGCGGCGGCTTCCCACTTTAGCGGACGTATCCGGCTGACGGTAAGGGTGTACCAGTCAGTAGTCATAAGTCTTTACCTCGGTAGGCTTCATAAAAGCGTAGGACACCTTTGGGGGCGTGTGCAGGGACTGAAACGTGTCCTCAAGACCCTGCTCGTCCTAGTTCTCGTAAACGTAGCCGACCAGAGCATCCTCGTCAAGGACCTCAATGGTCTTGGAAACTGATTCCCAGATTCCTCGCTCTTTCGCCCATTCCGTAGCCTTAGCGTGGTCGAGGACTGGGCGACTCTCACGGCGCTGGCGCTGGAGAAGGAATCGACCTGCGGAGAGCCACCGATGGCCGTTCTCGTCTTCGTCACCCTCCGCATCGACGGTTTCGATCAACCGCTTCTTGTACTCCTCAATGATCTCGCCAAGTCGCTTGGCGTGCTCAAGATGGTCGATGTACTGGCTGGTGATCTGCTCGATGTCCATGTCTATACCTTTGAGTCTCGTAGGAAAGTGCTGAGAGTATTAATGTCTAGCACGAACGACCCCTGGTTGTCAAGATGCTTCCCGTCCACGAACGCCTCGTTGATCGACTTCTTCACCTGGAGCATCTCGTACTGGCGTTCTTCGATGCTGCCCTTCATGACAAACGTGGCAATGGTCACATGGGGGAACTGCGAGGACAGACGGATGATACGAGCCTCTCGCTGCTCCAGCTTGCCGCTACTCCAGGGTAGATCATAGGATATGAGGTAGTTAGCCATGGGCAAGTCAACGCCATAACCTCCTGCGTCTGAAGATAAGAAGATTCTACAGTTAGGGTCATTAGCGAACGTCTGCTTAGCGGCATCTCGTTCGGGGGCGGTCATGCCTCCCATGAACAGCACGCTATCAGCCATCTCCTTGGTGCGCTCTTGGATGAGGCGTAGGTTCTTCTTGAAGAACGAAAAGAGCACGACCTTGTTCTTGGGGTCCTCATCCAGTACTGCCTGGATGTAGTCCACGCAAGCATCAAGTTTGGGAGCGGTGCGGAGAGGGCTGAGAAGACCACGAGAATACAGACTGTGAGCGTACTCACTGCCTGCATTTACATTAGTGTCAGCGAAGTCAGCGGAAGACTGTTCAATGAGAGCTGGATTGTCGCACAGCATACGGAGCACCGTAAGCCTGGACATGATCTGGCCCTGGCTATCATCGCCATCCGCTGAGTTATAGTGAGACCAGAGGTTAAAGCCACCCTTACCCTTAGACATGGCCTCAGATATCTGAGCTAAGAGATCATTAGTGATCGTCCTGTACAGAGCTGCACCGGGGGCGTCGAACTGCACAGGGATCGTCTGATGGATGATGTTGGGGAGCTGGTCCTGAATATCCTCACGAGTCTTACGGACCATACATTCCTGCATGGTCTTGAACATCTTGTCGAGGTTCCTGTACCGGACTGCTTTCCCCCAGCTATCTCTCACGATAAAAGTACGGTCAAATGTACGAAAGTCTCCCAAGACATCCTTGTCCACGAACTCCATGATGCTGAAGAGTTCTTCAGGTCGGTTCTCAATGGGCTGACCGGTAAGTGCGTACCTGAAGGGAATCGTCTTACCGATCTTCTTGAGCAGCTTGGACCGTTTTGCTGCGCGGTTCTTAATCATGGTGCTCTCGTCAATGACCATCGCCTGGAAGTCGCCCATCAACTCGACATCGTTGATAAGTGTCTCAGCGTTTACAATCACATAACGAGCGTTTCGAGATACTTTCCACTGCTGCGCCCTCTTCGACTTAGTACCGTCGATAACCACACGAGATCCATCCGTGAACTTTCCGATCTCTGCGTTCCACTGGAACTTCAGAGAGGCGGGGACGACAACGAGGCATCGGTCGATGTCACCCTGACCGTGCAGTTCCTCAATAGCGCCAAGTGTTGTAGGGGTCTTACCGGCCCCCATGACCATGCCAAGAAGCATTTGGCCACGGTCAACCATACGTTCAACGGCCTCTTGCTGATAAGGCCAGAGCTGCCCCTTAAACATGTACTGATGTCACCTGTGTGAGTCCTCGGATAATTTGGTAGTCGGACATGTCCCCAAGGTCCTTACAGGACACACCATCGTATGACCAGAAGCGAAGTCCCTTACGGAACGAGGGTAGCGCCTTACGAAGGCGCTTGGTCTCCAGCTTACCTGCTGGGTCATTGTCCATGGCAATAATGAGACGGTCAAACCTAGATGCAAGTACAGATATCTGCTTATCAGATACGTTGGCACCAAAAGATGCTACAGCAGAATAGTCAGACCCCTCGTAGACGGAATGAAACCGAACTACATCTAGGGGAGACTCCAGTAAAATGCCAGTGGGGGCGTACGCCCGTTCGATGCCAAAAAGGGTGTCACCTTTGTGAACCCCGATGGGATGGTTGCGTACCCATCCGGTCTTCTTGAGCTGCCATCCCCATAGTTCACCAACGGGTGAAACTATGGGCAAGACCATGGCCTTGTTTTTGACGTCCCAACGAACACCAAATCGGTTAGAGATGGACCTTTCTAACCCTCTTCTTACTAAGAGAACGTCGGGGAGCATGTCGAACTTGGAGTACTCACTCCAGTCGATTGGTTCATAGGTGATCCTGGCTTCCTGCTCATCGGAGGTGATTCGATGCAGGCCAGAGGTGATGAGATGCTTCTGGATGTCCCAGAGAGCAGAGGGGTCAGCAGTGAGCTGGCTGACCAGCATAGAGAGGTTTCCACGGGCACCGCACGAGAAGCAGTACCAAAGACCTGTCTCAGAGTTGATGTACCAAGAGAAGCGAGAACTCTCTCGTCCCTTAGAAAGGTGATGGACCGGGCACCTACCGTTGATCTCGTCCTGGTGAGTGCGCTTGATCTCAATGCCAAGGTTGCCGAGAACCTCGGCCAGCTCAATCGTTCTATCCATCAGTCGTATGAGGGGTCGATCTCATCTGCTTCGTAAACCTCTTCGAACTCCATCGTCTGCCAGTCCCACTTTACGTGGACCTGGGCTTGCGCTGCTGTTCTGGCCTCTACGACTCTGATGATCGCCTGATCGTCCAGGTCAGGGTTGCGCTCCACACCTAGCACCAAGTCAGCGTCCTGCACGAACGATGAGGTGTAACCA